TTAATGATTAATTAATTGATCGTATTTATCCATGGCTTTTTCTTTAACTTGTGGCGTAATGTGTGCGTAAATTTGAGTAGTCGAAATATCTTTATGACCAAGTAAATCTTTTATGTCGTCAAGGCTTACTCCGGCTTGACGTAATAGCACGGCATGCGTATGTCTCAAATCATGGATTTTAATGTGGGGTAGTCCAGCGCGTTTAGTGATACGGTCAAATGCACCATTGGTCGATTTTGAGCGTAAGGGTAAGCCTTTGCCAAATTTATAAACGAAAATAAAATCTCTAATTGGTAGTTTAATTTTTTCTAGAGGTATCGATGCCGTATCAACCTTTACCACATTAGGATGCTGCAATCTGTATAGTTCGCGCAATGTTTTACCAAGACGGTGCGATAGGGGAATGGTACGTACAGAATTAGCCGTTTTAGGATAATCCAAGGCTATTTCATCGTTGCCATGTTCATCGCGGTAAATCCGTGTTTTATTGACGGTGAGCGTATTGTTTTTAAAACTAATATCAGACCAGCGCAAGGCCATTGCTTCGCCTTTACGTAAACCGGTGTCTATGATCGTAAGAAAAAAATAATACCAAACTTGGTCGCGCTCATTTTTAGCAGCTTCTAGGAACTTAGTAACTTGATCATTCTCCCAATAATGTAGTACCTTTCTTTTTTCAGCGTCCACTTTAGTTTTAATGAATTCTGTGCCAATGGTCGGATTCTTTTCGACATAACCAATTTTTACTGCTTTTTTAAAGGCATTACTGAGTGTACCATTGATCAGTTTAACTGTGTTTAAACTGAGATTTTTTTCGTTAAATAATTTATTGATAAAAATCTGATGCTGAGCTAGGTTGTATTTAGACAACCTGATTTTTCCGATCGTTGGAATTAAATAATGGTTAATATTATAACGGTAGAGAATCATGCTCCCTTCCTTAACGTTGACCTTTAATTCGGTAATCCATTGGGTGAGAAAATCACCAATCGTTAAGTCAGTTTTTTTGTGTTGACCATTTGCTATGTCGTTTTCTAATTTATTAGCTGCTAATTTGGCGTCCTTAGCTCGTTTAAAGCCTTTACGAATTATTCTGGACTCTTTACCTGTTAATGGGTCTAAACCACCGTAAACTTGAATTTTATAGCGTTTTTGTCCATTTTTTAGCTGATATTCGGAAATTGAAGCCATAAAAACAACTCCTTTATGGAATTTTTGCTTAAATATACGTACATACGTTCTTTTTGGACGCTAAATAAAAGGGCAACTGCCCTCGTTTAAACCAGTCGAAATCGACGGGTTTAGAATTTAAATTACTGTGGTGAGTGTTCAGTTTGAATTTCCCCTGACGTCTCCATATTATCTGGTGTGGCAGCTAAGGCTTGCTGTGGTGTCATGCCATCATGTACCATTTTATAAGCAGCCGGTGACATGCCGTATTTATTTACGAAACCAGTTAGCGTATTTTCATCTGTTGAAATAGACTGCCCATTTGCAGCTTGACTAGTATTTTGCTGACTAGATTGCGCAGCTGCTTGTGACGAGCTTGCAGCGGCCTGAGATGAGGCAGCTGCTGCAGATTCAGATTCTGCGGCGACACTAGAACTTGCTGCAGCTTCACTAGCCGCCTTAGCGCTACTTTCAGATGCTGCCTTAGCTTGTGATTCACTAGTAGCTTTAGCTTTTGACTCTGATTTAGCCTTAGCTAAAGAGACTTTTTTCGCCCATGATTCTTTTTTAGCCTTATTAGCTTTAGCGATGCTTTCAGAGCGAGCCTTTGACGATGAGCTATCTTTATTTGCTGAACTATTATTCCCACACGCTGCCAACGATAGGGTAGCCAGTGTGATCATGCCTAAACTGACTAATTTTTTCATTTCTATGCCTCCATTTTTATTACAAATTACTTTATTTAGTCGTTCAAGTGCTGAATAGCATAATCAATTACATCAATTTAAATTAATTATTCCTGTATCGAAGCTATGCATTGAATTATCGTCCTCATAGTTATCAGTATCATAATCGCCATCAAACTTTAAGCGAATATTTGTAATATCTGAGGCGTTGTCTAATGTAGGCACAAGAAAATATACATATCCGTCTTTTTGGGTACCTTGCATAAAATCACCACCAATATCATCACTGTCTGATAAGTCAGCATCAATTTGCTGACCATCGCTTGTTTGCAGTGTAGCCTGGTTAGGGTAGGTGGACAGGTCGCGTTGGGTATTGTTAATGGTAAAATGAACACGAATAATACCATTTGCTTCAGCGTTGTCAGTTGTTTCTTCAGGTGACTTCAATGCTCCTACATCAACTTTATCAATAGAAATATTTAATCCTGCCCAACTGTTATCTGACCAGTTAACGTTATAGTTTTTAACACTACTGTAAGTATCGTTACCAGTTGAAGCAGTCGAAGAGTCTTTAGAGCTTGAATCATCTGAGACGTACGTAGAGGCTCTTTGGTCGTCAATTGAAGATTCATGGTCTTTAATACTAATTGGAACTTCTTTTGAAATCTTCCCTTTTAATTTTGAATAAACTACATAATGAAAAACTTTTTCTGAGCCGTTGTAGACTTTAATTTTAAAAAGCCCGTTGCTATCCGCCGTATCTTCACCATGCCAATTCTCTGCTTTTTCTTTTCCCGAATCATTAACGTAAACTTTTGCACCAGGAGTTGTCTTTCCTGTAACCAAAGCCGTATCATAAATATCATCATTACCAGAAGTACGTACATCGTAAGTACGTTTATCTACGGATACAGTGAGTGCCTTTTCCTGTTTGTTTTTCGTCTTATTTTGTTGACCGCATCCAGCTAATCCCAAAGAAATAATCCCCACGCTTAATAAACCCAACAGTTTTTTCATTTTAATTCCTCCAAATTTAGTATGAACTCATTTTAGGAAAGCCATATGTCCAAACGAGTTCTTGATAATTGTTTGCAGCTCGATCATGTTCTTCAACAAATAGGTTAGTGAGTAGATGCGCTGCAAAGGTATCCGCTTCAACTTCAACTTTGCTACGATTACGACGATTGAATTCATAGTAGCTTTCTAATCCTTCATGCTCAATCACATGACCCAATTCATGGGCCATTGCAAAATATCGCTCAGGTCTATCACGTACTTTTTCATTTAGTAGAATGATAGGTGCTTTATTACCATTCATAGTAGGATAATACTTTGTTTCACCGATAGGTCGTTCTCCGAAATTTTGCCATTCCACTTGAACATTTAATTTTTCCGCAATAACAAACGGATCAAATGTTTTATAACGGTGACCCATATACCCGATAACCGTCTCTAAATCTTCTTTCATAAACCCAATCACATCACTTATAGATTTTCTTCAGTGTCGCGTGAAATCTTGCGTTCAGCTCGGCGACGTTTCCAAAATATTTGTGTAAGAGCAACACGCAGTTGTTCATTTTCTTCTTCGGTTAAGTTATCACCATCGTAAGTCATACCCGAATCATCATCTAGAAATTTTTTTAGATCCGTTGTATCACGTTTATCGGCCCATTGAGGTGTATTATTCCTCTCTAATAAATAATCGGTCGTAACCCCGTAGTAGTTAGCTAATTTATCTAAGGTGCTATAGTCGGGTTCATTTCTATTGTTCTCAAAATGAGAGTAGGCGGCACGGGAAATACCAAGATACTTTGCAACTTGTTCTTGGGTTTGTGCCTTATTTTTTCGAAGTTCTTTTAGCCGTTCACCCAGCATAAAAACACCGCCTTTCGTAATGAATTGTATCACTGTATAGATACATTTTGTATCTAAAAATCGAAAAGATACAAAAAATATCAATTTAGCTATTGACGATACGTTTAGTATCGTTTATTATAATAACTGTTGATACGATTTGTATCTGTAATTGGAGGTGATTAAAACGAAAATACAAACAAGAGCAGCATTGCGCAATGAACGTAAAAAACTAGATCTAACACAATCTGAATTAGCGCTAAAACTGAACATTGCGGAGATAACAGTCAGAAAAATTGAATCTGGTGATCGTAATCCAGGTATGACAATGACAAAAAAATATGTTGATTTTTTTAATAAAGATGCTTCTTATCTTTTTCCAGATATTTTTTTACCTTTATTAGATACGAAACGTATCAAAAAATCGAAACAGGAGGTGGGCTGATTAATGGAACTCACTCAGGATCAGCTTAATTCAATCCTATGAAAGGCGGTGATCATATGTCACGCGAATCAATGATTAAATACGCACAAGCCGCTCGGCCAGATGTTGCGTTGGTAGTACTAAAAAATATGAGTGATCGAGCATTAGCTGGTTTAGTCGAAATTGAACAGCATCGAGTTGAACATGAAATTAGTGAAGAGCTCGTTGAGAATTTCTAAGGTTCTATATCTCTTATTTTAAGAGATGTATGCCTGAATCGGGAATTGATATTTCCCGAATTATTTAACGATTGGAAGGTGAAGTTAGTGGATTTAACAAGGATATGGAGAAAGGCACAGCACAATACAGGCTTATCTCAAAAAGAAATGGCTTACGGCGCTCATATGACAGCACTTTACAGCTTTTTAAAAAAATTTGGATATAAAAAGGCACGAATGCCTATTCTTTGCTAAAATGAGTTCGACAAAAAACCATTTAGAAAGAAGGATTCGTGTTGAACTCATTTTATCAAAAATCATCACTTTTAACCACCCTCCACGCCTATTTTTCTGATTTAAAAGCGGCTGGCTTGTCTAAGCCAATGGGCCTTAACTATTTTTGGTTGTGTCTAGCGTTGTTAGTGATCGGTGACCGCCACTCGATCCGCCACTTATTTGAACAATTTCTGGGCCGGGTGACGAAGCATTCTTTGAACACGTTTTATCGGGCTTTGGCAGTGATCGGTAACCACTTGCCACAGTTAGAAGTGCGCAACTTGACGTATTTACTGACCTTGATTCCCACTACTTGTCAGGACTTGCCCTTATTATTGGTTCTGGATGACACGGTCCAACCCAAGTTCGGCCACAAATTTACCGGCGTCAAATATCTATTCGATCACGCCGCACATACGGGTAAGCGGCTCGTCAATGCCCATGATTTCGTTACTTTAGGTCTGATGATCCCAACACAGCGGGACCAAGATGACCAGCCAGTTTATACGTTCTTGCCGTTAGCCACGCACCTTTATCAGGCGGAACAGGCGACCAAATACCAGCAAGCGGCGCAAATGATCAAGACGACTTTGAAATCGATCGCCAGCGACCAACAAGTGTTCCTACTGTGTGACAGTTGGTATCCCAAAGCTGAGATCAACCAACTGGTCATGACGCAACCTAATCTAGCTATGATCGCCAATGTGCGTAAAGATACCGCCATGTTTGGCTTACCCAAACGCACCGGTAAGCGCGGTCGGCCGCGGAAATATGGTGACCAGATCCATTTGGGAAATATTGCATTAAATCTTTGTTCGGCCGGAGATCAGATCGGTATAGTGCGGTGTCTGACACGCTTGATGCCCCAGCCAGTTTACATGATCCGCGTACAACGCAAGACGACTTGTCGTCTGTTCATGGCGACGAGCGCGCCCGAAGAATTAGCGGCGATCACAACCGAAACCCTAGCCGTTGATCCGACCCAGCTCACCTATCGGACGCCGGAGACCAGCGCCCCTGCGCCAGCGCTACGAGCGTTGGCCTACTATCAAAAACGTTGGGCGATCGAGACCTATTTTTATGAAATGAAAACATTCTGGCACTTCGGTGATTACGCCGTGCGTTCAGTAGCCAAGATTGAAGCCGATCATCATTTATTGAATACGGCGTATACCTTGATGATCGTATTGCCATTGACCCAACCTAGTTTAGCTTTTTTGGTAACCAAAAGTTTGCGTGAACGCAAACTCTGGTTAAGTCGGCAAATTCAAGCGGCGCTGTTTTTGGCTAGTTTAGCGCGGCAAGTGCAAAGGCGGTTAAAAACAACACCGGCCAAAGTGGTGATTCAGTGGTTGGCTTCTTGTTGGTCGGGGGTCAGTGAAAAGCTGTAAAGTGCTGGTTTATACACTCTTGGAAATATTCCAATTGGAGTTGCCGCTGATATTACAACTGGCGTTAATGATAATTTCAACAAGGGTATTGACAGTGCAAATAATTTGTCAACCAGCCTAGGCGGTAAAAAAACAGGTAGTCATCAATCAGCAAACGTTACGAGAACTTTACCTAGTGGATATTTCCACGCAAACGGTACTAATGGCAAGCTTGCAACTGATCAGCCGGCTGTTGTTGGTGATGGTGGTAAAGAAGAACTGATCGACTATGGTAATGGTCAAATTGGCTTGTCGCCTAGTATTCCAACGTTTACCATGTTACCAGCCGGCGCACAAGTATTTAGTGGTGACGACACCGACAAAGTTCGGCCAATCATGCAGTCATTAGGGGTACCTATGTTTGCCAATGGGTCTGGTGGCAGCATTATTGATTGGATCAAGAAGCTGTTTGGTGACGCAATGAAGTTCATTGAGCACCCAATCGACAATTGGAAGAAGTTAGTTGATAACACCTATGACATGACGCCGTTTGGTGCCGATACTAGTACCATTGGTTCTTCTGGGAAAGAATTTGAAAAGAAGCAGACTAATTGGTTGAACGTGCTTAAAAAGAAAGTCGATGCTGAAGCCGTTTCTGGCCCTGCTGGTGCTGGTGCGCAGCGCTGGGCTAGTATTGTAAAAAAGGTCGGCGATGCAATGGGACAAAATCCTACTGCTGGTGAAATTAGCCGCATTATTAATGTTATTGATCACGAATCTAGCGGTAATCCCAGCATTACCCAAGGCATTTGGGACATTAACATGGCTAACGGTACACCGGCTAGAGGATTGCTACAATTTGTGCCTAGCACCTTTGCGTCTTACATGGTACCAGGGCACACAAACATTTTATCAGGCGAAGATCAGATTTATGCTATGTTCAACGATACTAATTGGCGGTCTGATGTTAAGACTGGTGGCTGGGGTCCAACCGGTGGTCGCCGATTGGCCTTGGGACAACATATTACTAAAGAAACGCCGGCGTTGATTGGCGATAATCCGCAGCATGACGAGTTTGTCATCAATGGTTATGCCGGTAATGCCGGTACCTTGACCAGTGAACTGTTAACCCAAATGGCTCAGGTTAATCCAGCAGCATTACAACAAGTTAAACTACCGAAAACGATGTTTGCCAGCGCAGAAGCTATTTCCGGTTATCAACCATCAGCACAAATGTTCTCACAATCAGGGACTACTAATAATGGCAGCTCAAATGATTTAACAGCCACTACTCATGCGCTAGTCGATGGTCTACAAAAGGCACAAGGAAAAATTGAAATTCATTTAGACGGTTATGTGGAACAAATAGTTTATCCGCTAGTTAAACAGTTATTAGGACGTGATCAATTAGCGACAATTAATCGGTTAGGGGGAATTCATTAATGGCTAAGGATGATGACATTATGATTGTCACGCCTACCGGTGAACAGATACTTGCAAGTTCGATTGGCATTCACACCGAAAGCTTCTCGCCGCCGTCACCTAATTACAGCCACACCTATACATCAATTTCATCACATCGTGTTACTGCGTCAACTGCTCAACTGCAGCAGCGGACAATACCATGGGTGTTTGATATTAATAGTAACGATAAGTATGACCAGAGCCTACAACGCCTGGAAGTATTTAGATTATTAGGCGGATCAGAAGACTTTTATGTGATCGACATGCGGGTGCCATTTATTCGATGGCCAGTACACGTTGATGGCGGCTTTTCCGTGAGCCCTTATCAGGGATCCAATGTCATATCAGATGATGTGACTGTAAATCTAATCGTAAGTGAGGGCTATGGAGAGACGGTGACCACCAGTGATAACCTTAATCAGATGGCAGCATTCGGTATGGCTCTGCCCACTAATAATGAGCTTGATTATACTTTTAAAAACCAGACTACCGCCAAGGTTTATATTGCTGGTGTAGTGCCGATTAATGCGGACGAACATCCAATGTTGATTAAATTTCATGGTGATGTGGCTAACGCGTTGTCCATCAAGAATGTGACAACAAACCAGACGTTTTCGTTGACGAAGCCCTTGAATAAAAATCAAGAGCTTTTAATTTGGGGTAATGTTCCGGCTATAGATGGCACACAAGTCTATGGCAGCTCAAATCATGCTTATTTAGACTTCCAGTTGGGTTTCAACGATATTGTTATTTCCGGCGCTACCAATTTTGATGTAACTTTTTCAACAAGATTCTACTATTAAGGAGGTGGTGTAAATGGTGCTAACAGTAAAAGATTTTCAAGGCAATATAGCGCCGATTAATAATCCGACTACTGCCTCACTAGTTGACACGTTTGGACAGGTCTCACAAATCACAGTTACATTTTTACGCAGCCTTAATCCTAATGTAGCCAACATGATGCAGCCTAGGACACTGTTAATTAATGAAGACACGCAACAGCAGTATCGCCTTCAATCAGTCAGCGCAACACCATCTGGCGGAGATTACAGTATACAAGCAGTTTTTCTGGGAATATTGCATGATTGGAACGATCACTACGTTGATGGGACGATTAAAGACACACAGTCGCTGGACGCTTGCATGCAATTACTAACTAATGGGACCAGTGTTACCTATACGATTCATGACAGCTTTCCAAACTTTGAATTCTCAACTGAGTTCGGCAAAGGCAAGGCTTATGATCTTTTCTTAAATACACTTGTCAGTGATTTTGGCTTTGAGTTTAGCATTGATAACCAGCATATTGATATTTATAAAACCATCGGGCAACAAGATGCGTTTGTTTGGTTGGACACCCTTAGCTTTAACACACTCAACGAACAATCAGACTATACGGCAATCGCTACGCATATTAAGGGAACTGGCAAGATGGATGATAACAGCAAACCACTAGCGACTGCTGAATACAGTAGTCCACATGTCAAGGATTATGGCGTTATTGATGCCGATTTTGTCAGTGATGAACGCTTTACTAATAATGATGCACTATTAGCATATCTTAAAACGAAGTTACAAGATTATCCGTTAATTCAACGGACAATTACGTTGAATAATGATAATACTAAAAGCCCCTTTAAATTAAATAAAGATGCAGTAGCAGTTGGTGACCACGGCTATTTACGTGCTCGTAACGGAGTTGATGTTAATACTCGTATTACTGAGATTACACGTGATTTAACTGGTCATACTGCTACGCAAATAACGCTAGGCAATCAGATTAAAACGTTTGATCGGATTACCGCCGATTTACAATTAGCCCGTCAACAAGCAGCACAACAGATTACGGACATTAAAAACGAGCAGTCAACGATCATCAACAATAACGTGTCAACGCTAGATGGGGGTGAGTCAGTTGTCAGATACGCCGATTACGCAGAAACGTTACCTACAGGACAAGACTAAAACAGTCTATTGGCCAATCACTGCTTGGGATGCCGTTATTGGACTAGACACACGTATTAGTCAGTTGATTACCGCATCTGGCAGCAGCAGTGACACATTTTTAAGTATCACAATGGACGCAATATTGACAGTAGTTAAGCAGCATTTATCTGTATCACTTGACGTCAAAACAGGTCACTTGCAGCTTAACGCCACGGACGTCACCGAGCAGGATATTGTCAGTCAGATTGCAGCCAAGGTGATCGCGTCGATTAAAATTAGCGTTATCAATGGTGATTTAACCATAGAAGGAAGTGATTAAATGGCAAGTACAACAAAAGATTTAGGCCGCGTAATGCCGGTGGCACAGGGTGCGTACAGTGCGACCAAGGCTTATGTGCCGCTGGATATCGTGAGTTATAATGGTGGATCGTATATCTGTTTAACAGCCAACACTGGCAAAGCACCTACTGACATGACTTGCTGGCAGTCTTTAGCCATGCCTGGTGCGGTCGGCAATACTGGCGCTACCGGTCCTCAAGGACCAAAGGGTGATAAGGGCGACAAAGGCGACACAGGCGTAGCTGGACAGTCGGTTTGGTATTTCCCGTATAGCATAGGATCTAATGCAAGTGGACGTTGGTGGTCAGATTTGAAACCAACGCCTACGACTACTAATCCACCTAAAGTTGGTGATACGATTGTTGACATAATAGGCAACGTTTATCAGATTACCAATGTAGTGTCTAGTGCTAATTATGGTGGCGGTGGTACGTTTGACTTCGGCAGTTTGCTAACTAGCATCAAAGGACCAAAAGGCGACACAGGTTCTCAGGGTCCTAAAGGCGATAAAGGCGATACTGGTCCAGCTAACATTAAACTGGCCGAGTTGGATACTCGTAATGATAATTCTATACCAAGCTGGTATCAAAGCAACTATGCGCAGTCCATTGTGACTGAGTTTAAGAGTATCTCGACCATTAAGGCCGGTGCAATCTTAGGTGGGACTTTCTGCAACCTGACAACAATTGTGTCATGGAAAGATTACTCTGGTGGCCTACCAGTTCAAATCGCAACTAACAACGCCAATGCTGGTTGCTTTGCATATCGCGTTGCAACCTCAGACACCAATTGGGGTGCTTGGCAACAGATGGGTGCACAAGGTCCTAAGGGTGATAAAGGCGACACAGGTGCTCAGGGTCCAAAAGGTGACACTGGGCCAACTGGTCCCCAAGGTCCTAAAGGCGATAAAGGTGATACCGGTTCTACCGGTTCTACAGGTGCTATTGGTCCCCAAGGTCCAGTTGGTCCAGCTGGGGCTAAAGGTGCAACGGGTGCTACGGGTCCGCAGGGCCCTAAAGGGGACACCGGTAGTCAAGGACCAACCGGAGCCACTGGTCCGCAGGGTCCGGCCGGTAAGGATGCAGTTAGTCAAATACTTGATACTCGCAGCACAAATCAGACACCTGGCTGGTACCACACCAATAATCCTAAAAAAGTTGTAACTGAGTTTAAAAGTACTGATGCTATCGGGATTACACAGGCGCTAATGCCATCTGGTCAAACGCTTGGAAATTATTGCAGTCTAACCACAGAAACACCGTATAACGATGCTAGTGGCGGCTCGGTATTTCAAACAGCTAAATTAGTAAATCAAACACGCCCCGTAGTGCTTATCCGTGTTGGCATATCAGACACGTCATGGAGTGCGTGGGAATTGACGACAACATGGTAGGAGGCTGTAAAATGAGTGATGTGATCACACTGGCACGGCTGCCAGATGTTGAACCAGTTTTGTTGAGTAATGCCTATCAAAATGGCGTCACTATTTTTAAGTCGATCAACGAGCTTTATCGAGACCTTGATGGTCTTTTTTATTTTGGTGCACCGACGCTACCGGCCATTACGCAGTGTCCAAGCAAGTATCTCAACCGATCGGCTTATTTTTGGCTTAATCAATTGTTTAATCAGCTACAGGATACGTTGAATGGCTTAATTAGCCGATTTAACGGCTACGGCCTAGTTGGTGCACCTAATTACACCGATACACCGCAGATTAACTTGTGGCGGCCACAAACACTTGGCTTTGCCGATTACAAAATAAATATAAACAACAACTGGCAGTCGATCGAGGACAAACTCAACGGCTGCTATTTATATATCGCACCGTATCAGAAAGGAGTGAGCTAGTTGGCAGTAAACACTTATGTCCAATTAGATTTAGTTAAACCAACACCAACTGCAATTGATCTAAGCGGTAATTTTAATGGTCGTGTTGCTGATGCTCAAAGTTATCTTAAACTTTGGATAACAAGCAATGGTATGCCAAAAGATTTGACTGGTATGACAGTCTATTTTGCTGGTATCGATCCAGATGGTAATGCCAAGAAAATTTATGGCACAGCCCAAGCGGATCAGCCTGGTGACAATTTGCAGACCGGACGTATCACATTTTATTTTCCAAGTGGCACATTTAGTGTGCAAGGTGACTGGGATTCCGAGAGCACATATTTTGGAGTTGCTGATACCGATGGCACAGTGATTTCAACGGTCAATATTGGAATTCGTGCGTTGGCGAATAAGGTCGACATGGGAATTAATTCAAAGCCGTTTTATACCGACTTAGAAAAAATCAAAACTGACGCGACAACTAAACTGCAAGCTGAATTAGATAAGGCAACAAAACAAGTTACTGATTTTATTGAAGCGCAACAAGCTGATATTACAGCATCTCAAACAAAATACAATACCGCACTTAATGATGTTATTGATCCAACATCAACGCTCAACACTGGTATTGCAGCACTTAAAAAAACATTAAGTGCAATCAAAATGCAAGCTGATGCAAATGATTATGTTGACACAACAGCTTTTAACACTTTGAGTGGGACTGTTACCAATCTTCAGAATTCGCTTAAAGCGCTTGATAAACGTAAGACAAATAGTAATCCGATTGATTATATCAAATCATATCCAGCTGGTTTTGCGCGTGAAGTTAACAATGCGGCAGATATCGGAATCACAGCAGATATGCTACCGTCTGGTGTATCGCTTGGTGCCGTTATCGTTGATACTGATGTGCCGTGGACAGATAACACTTTGGGTTGGCCGACACAGACTGCCAAGTTTACGCAATCGTCAAGGCCAGTCGTGTTAATGCGCAAAGGCACCGCAGACACAGTGTGGAGTGCTTGGGAATTAGTAACGACATGGTAAAAATTCATGGAGGTAATTTTATGATCAAGAACAAACAAAAATTGCTGGGGGGGGGGTAGCGAACCCTTCTAGTGACAAGGGTTTGGCTCCCTTTACCTTAATTAAAAGGGGGCAATTCTAATGGCTAATAAATTTAACATTTCAAATGGAGCGTCTGGTTGGAGTAAACAATTAAATGATTTTATGAATGAATATTTTGGGAACGATGTTACAGCAAGTAGTTCAGGCATCACTTTTTTAAATGGCGTGACGTCTAGTGACGGGATTAAATATAGACTGTTTTCCAACAAATCCGGCATTGCATTTGCTATTTTCGGCAGTGTGTCGGTACCAGTTAGTAGTTTAAGTAAAACAGGCTACGAAACTAAGTTATTTAATATTCCGACGAATTTACCTAATTTTGGTGAGACTAGTCAGCCATGGGTTGCACCAAGCACTGGTGGTCAGGTGCGACTCAGTCTAGCATTTTCAACCAATCAGGTTTCGATCGCAACAATGAGCGGATCAACACTAGACTGGGCTAATTCGGCTAGTTCATCTACCAAGATGTGGATAGACTGCGCGCATATCTTTCCAATTTTAAATTAACTCTGACTCAGGCGTCCCGAAAGGAGCGCTTTTTATGTTCAAAGATCTAATCCAATCTACTACCCCTGAAAATCGTGGGGGGGGTAGAAACCCCTTCTGCTAACGGGTTTCTAGCACTACTGAAAGGTGGTGCTGAATGATGACTGATTACACAATGACAAAAGGCAGTAACTGGTGGCAGCAATATAATCAATTTGTCAAAGATCAAACGCTAGAAATTAGTGCATGGACTGATGCTGGTATTAGTTTTATTAATGGATATACGGGCAACACCAGCGACATGCCTAACACGCTTAAATATCGCACCATCACTTTTGGTGGCGTATTAATTGCAACGGAGTTTGCAGGCTATGTTAAGGCGCCTGCTTTGACCAGTAGTCAAGGTGTAATTGCGATTTGTAAGCTTCCAAGCGGCATAATGAAGACTGCATTTACCAAAAATTTAAGTACAGTTTTGCTTGTCGGAACCGGTCAATATGCGGTAGTTGGCTTAGATACGACCGATTTTTCGTTAACAATCAATCTTTGGGGGTTAACGAAAAATTTAGCGGCCGGAACAGATTTCCAAGTTAACGCGACTTTTGAATGGTAATTGATTATTTGCTCCAATCAGGATGCCTGAGAGGAGCTTTTATATGAGTTTAGCAACAATTTATGCTGGTCAAAAAGGCTGGCTAGCAAGTATTTTAGGTAATGATAAGTATTTAGATGGTAAAGTAACGGATAGCGGCTGGATCACTACTGGATTTACTTTGCTTAACGGATGTACAACGGTTTCTGGTGACAAACAAGCTTATCGTTCTTTAACATTTAGTACGGTCAAGCTCGTTTTTGTTTGTTTTTCTGTTAACATGCCGGCAAAGAACTTTGGATCAACAACAAATGTAATCCAATTGCCTACAGGCATTAGTAATAACTCGGTCACGTTATCTGGTTTAACTGTTGCTGGGACTGATAACTTAGCTAGCTGGGCAATCTCTAACGGTGCTATCGCAGTCACCGCGCGGAAAGCTTGGACTACTACACAGGCAGCAATTATCCGTGGTGCTTTTACCGCAGACGTATAGGAGGGATAAAACTTGAAAGCAATTTATTTATACGATAAAACTAGCCGTGAATTTCAAGGTTCTAAGCTAGTTGATGATGATTATGTGGCAGCAGCTGGCGAAACAGAAATTAAGCCGGCTGATGGCTTGTATGAACCAGTCACATTTCCGAATGATGACGCTACCGCATGGGTCGGCACTGATCAAGCAGTTTGGCAAGCGGCACAGGATGCAGCTTATCAGGAATATTTAAAGGAACATCCCGAGGCAGCACCACAACCGACTGCTGAACAACAGGCGTTGACCGCACTAGCCCAACAAATTGCGGACAATGATACAAATACGGCCACACAAATCACATCAATTGAACAGGCACTGACAGCATTAGCCACAGGAGGTAATGAATAATGTTTATTACATTTAAATTCGCGTATCAATTATGGAACACAATGACAAAAGAAGACGTCGCGGCACAGGTTGTTAAATCAGCTATTACGGCCGACCAATATAAGACAATTGTTGGTGAGGAATATCAGACGTCAGTTGCTTATAAGACACCCACTGACACAACAAGCGCGGCGCCCGATTCGACTGCAGCAACTAGTGGCACGGCCAACGTAACGCCGACGGAAGGCTGATTATGAGTAAACAAATTAATTATGAAATTTCGTTTACTAACCTAACTGCGGACCAGGCGAAGCAGATAACTAACTTAGTTGATGATTTTAAGAATGACAATGGACTACAATCTGTTGGCATGCAAGGAATTGAGCCTGGTAAAAATGAGGTTACTCATATTTTGGCATATGGTAATAAATGATATTTGTGGGATAATTTAGCCGAGGTGATATTAATGACAATTATTGCATCGGCAATTGTTCACGATGGTGTTATTATTGGCTCTGATTCTCGGCTAGTTAATGATGACTATGGTCAAAGAATAATCGTAAGCGACACAGCACAAAAGGTTTTTTTGCTTAAACATGCTAAAGCAGTTATTGCTACAACCGGTAATTTTTTGGTGAATCCACTTGATTCTAAGAGCCAAATTAATAAATTCTTTGCTAACTTGGATGCAAGAATGGATGATATTGCACCAGATGAAATTGCGGTTGAGCTGATTTCATCAATCGCGCAAACAAATATAGCGAACAACGAATTTGCAATCGTGAAATTTTTGAATGGTCATCCGTGTATTGTTTCAGTTACTGGACAGGATTTTAAAATTAATACCGCGTTTGGTAGCAATTTCTTCTGGGGACAGTCGGATTCGATTCTGCGACTATTTAATTATGATAGACCGGATGCTGAGAGTGTTATTCAAGAAAATTGCTCATTAAAAAAAGCGACCGAGATTGTCAAATTTCAGATTGAAACAACAGTCAAGGCAAATCAGTATATTGAACCTATAGCTGGGGTTGGTGGACTTCCACAAATATATCAAATTACCAAGAATAGAATAACAAAACTAGAATGACGCCTACAGCTTAGGCGTTTTTATTTTGTGTAAAACAGAAAGAAGGTGGGTGAATGCAACTATTTAAGCAGCGACTCAGTAAAGAGTATTTTCACTTTGCCTACGGTGTATTTACATTAATTGGTGGTATTTACGTTTTCTTGCACCTTAATTACTTGGATGAACCGCAGATCACACCACCGCCGCCACTACCACGTTTTGAGCATTTAGGTGCTGATTTTGTAGACGATTGGTGGTTTGCAAGCTTATTGGTTTTAGCAGGTTTCTTTCTCCTATTGGGCGTTTTTCTAGGTCTCAGAAAGTGGCGAGATATTGGTGTTGTTCTAGCGGCACCACTTTACGGAGCAATGGCATTTGCCTTTGCTTGGCGAGGATTATTAGATCAACGGTTTAATTTAACATGGGTGTCAATGGGCCTAGCATTTGTCTTGCTTATTGGTACGGCAATGCGAGGTGATCGGCGACATGACTGAATGGATTGCGAAGAATTTTATAGTGTTGTTAGGTGCCGCCGCTGGATTATTAAGCGCCATTGGTGCAATCGCACATGCTCACCGACAAGACCATTCTGACGCCAAACGTGAACAGGACGAGATGCAGCAATTCGTTATTAGGACAGTACGCGAACAATATGAGGATTTACAGGGATCTTTTAATAAATTGCAACGGCAAAAAGACCAGATGGAACTTGAACTGAATCAGCAATTAGCCTTATTGACAAAAGAAAACAATCATCTCAAAAAGAGCAATGAGTTTTATAAGGCTGAAAATGCTAGATTAGGCGCTGAAAATAAGAAGTTGAAGGCGCATGGATTAATTGGAGGTTAAAGTAATGGATACTATTACTAATTTGAATTTAGCAACGGCTGCCGAGTTAGCGGTAATCGCCGCTGTTTCAGGGCTGGCCACACAAGCGTTAAAGAAAATGACCAAGCTGCCTAGCTGGGTGCTACCATGGGCTAGTATTATCATTGGTGTGCTAGGCGGTTTAGTTGCAGTGCTTGTTACTCACGACAGTAATTATGCTAGTGCTGCCTTAGCTGGCGCGTTAACTGGTGGTGCGACTAGTGGTCTGTTTGACGGAGTTAGTGGAGCGGCTTCGGCCGTGCAAGCCACTAGTACCGCAAAACGGACCGTAGTGGATGAAAATGCAGCATTAAAAAAAGAGGTTGATGGGCTTAAGACCTTAGTCGGCATTCTGCAAGGTGGTTCTAACACTGCAGCTAGTCAAGCGGCTTCTGCAACTAGTGCGGCACCAGCACCCGTGAGTACTGGCAGCGCGGTCAATTCAGCTGGAACAATTGCTATTGATATCCCAGCAGTAGGGAGTGATTCAAGTGTCACAAAATAAAGTTAAATTTGGAGCTGTCGCATTAGCGGCGGCTCTTTTAGTGTCGCCAGTAATCTTAAGTAAACCAGCAGCACGGGCCGCAGTTGGCGATAAAGGTCCAGATTGGTCAAAATATCAAGGAAATCAAGGACGGTTTGTCTCCGGTAATGATAAGTTCGCCTTCGCGCAAATCGGCGGTTATTACAATGGTTCCTTTGTTGACCAGGCAACATATAATTCACAAGTACAGTACGCGATTGCCGAGGGCAAGCGGGCACAAACCTATATTTACGCTCAGTTTAGCGGTCGCGCTCAAGCCGATGCTATGCTTAATTATTATTTGCCACGGATTCAAACGCCTAAAGGATCGATTGTCGCGCTTGATGTGGAGTCTGGTTATCCTGATACGGATTCGGTTATGTATGCGCTGAATCGCGTTAAGCAGGCTGGCTATACGCCTATGCTTTATGGTTACAAGGCATTCTTGACGTCACATATTAATCTGACATTTATCTCAAACGCCTACCAACTGTGGCTAGGTGAATATCCTGACTATTCTGTCCGAACGGAGCCAAATTATAACTTTTTCCCAAGTTGGAACAATATTGGGGTATTTCAGTTTACTTCGACCGGCCTACCTGGTGGCTTGGATTATAACATTGATTTAACGGGGATTACTGATGCTGGTTATACTGGCACCGGTACTAGCAAGGCTGGCGGTGAAAAGGTCAAGCCGGTTACAACTACGCCAGCGATTGCCGCAGGTCAAGCTGCTAATAACACCAAGAAGTCAGCCATTAAGGTCGGCAACACCGTTAAGGTCAACTTTGGTGCCAATCGCTGGGCGACCGGTGAAAGTATCCCGTCTTGGGTAAAGGGGCAAAACTATACGGTTGCTCAGGTTAGTGGCACTAAGTTACTGTTATCCGGCATTAATAGCTGGCTTGATCGCAGCAACGCGGAAATCTTATCCGTTACTGGTACGATTGCTACAAGCAGTGGCTCAACCTATACTGTGCAATCTGGTGACACGCTCAGTGGCATCGCGGCAAAGTATGGTACTAGCGTATCCGCCTTAGCTAGCCTAAATGGTATCAGCAACGCTGATTATATTTATATCGGTCAAAAGCTGACAGTTAAAGGCAATGCTACAGCAGCTAGTGTTACTAGTTACTATACAGTTAAAAGTGGCGATACCTTATCAGCGATTGCCGCCGCTCACGGTCTAACCACAGCAACTCTGGCAGCCTATAATGGTATCACGAATTACAACATGATCTATACTGGTCAGCAGCTTAAATTTAGTGGCGGGGCGACTGCTACTAGTCGGAGTTATACGGTCAAATATGGTGACACCTTAGGCGGTGTTGCCGCTAGTCTAGGCACCACGGTAGCATCGTTAGCGGCTAAAAATGGCATTGGCAACACTAATTTGATCTATACGGGTCAGACACTGGCCTACTAGGGGGTGTTTGATTTGCGAGAGTTAAAAGTGACTGATTACTCAAGCAAGGAGACTGATACCAGCACTATGACGCTCACATTATTTGATGACGGTTTACCAACTGGACTAGTTGGTGATTTATCGGTCATTGCAGCTAACGATGATGGTGATGTTAAGCAGCTTAAGTATGAGCTAGCCGATAACCGCATAATCATCACACCTGCAGCAGAACTACCAGCCGGACGCTATCGACTAGAGGTTTGGTTAGTCAACGGTGCGGCGCGGGCGATTTACCCCTCGGCTGGTTATCTCTACTTTTATGTTGGTTATGCTTTAAATGGCGTTGAAGGCAACATGGTCAAAGTAATCAGTTTAACTGATCTTTATCAGCAAATGCAAAAAATCGCAGATAAAGCAGCAAGTAATGGCGTAGCAGGAAATTTTAGAATTGATGATACTGGTGATTTGATTTACAGCACCAGCACAAAAGAAACGGAGTGATAATATGACAGATATTAATTTAGGACGTGTTACTGGTCAATCAGCTTATGAGGTCGCAGTCGTTAATGGTTTTAGTGGTACTCAAGTCCAATGGTTAGCTTCGCTGAAAGGCAAAGACGGGGCTAAGGGTGATCAAGGTATTCAGGGCGTCCAAGGCCCTACTGGCAAGAATTTTGAGATCAAAAAGACTTATGGCAGCGTTGCTCAAATGACATCGTCAAATGGTGCTGGGCTAGATGATGGCGACTTTGTTTTGATTGCCACCACAAATACTAATGACGTGGATAATTCTAAAATGTATACGTGGGACGGCTCGAAATACGTCTATCTTGATGATCTATCAGGTGCTCAAGGTATTAAGGGTGATCAAGGTCCACAAGGTATTCAAGGACCTAAAGGTGACACAGGTGCGACCGGTGCTACTGGTCCGACTGGTCCTCAAGGTGTTAAAGGTGATACCGGAGCTATTGGCCCACAAGGAATTAAAGGTGACAAAGGTGATACGGGTGCAACGGGGGCTGCTGGTAAAGATGCCAAAGTTGGTACCTTTGCGATTAATGCCGCCGGTCAGCTAATTTACACTGAGCCTACTAATTAA